GATTATTGTCCGCTTCTGATAGTATGTAATCAGTGGTTACTGCTTCTGTTCCTCGTACTATATATTGTGATTCGGAATCTTCATAATCAGGAGTTGCAATATTTGAAGGCCAACATAAACTCTCATTACGTCCAATACCGTCAATCACATCCATATATGGGGCATTATCGTCAGACCCAGTTAAATATATGGCTCCAGATCTATTTATATCAAACAGATTGGTAATTCTGGCAAAGTCTAAGATTTCTTCTGTTTTAGGCACATCGCCTTCTAACAGTGCTCCGATGAAATACTGTTTTTCGACAATATTATTTGTATTAGAATCTACAGTCTTATCTATTCCATAATCCAATACACACATTAACGAATAAATAAGATTCTTTCCATCAAAATATTGTCTTCTAACTATATCCCCAGTCCGTAATCCTTGTGTCTTTTTAGAATCGGACTGGAGAGAAATTTTATATTTCTTGTATTTATATACAGACATTATGATATTTCTTCTACTAAGTCTCCGGAACAGGCATCGCTGACCCACCAAGACCCGTTAGTCACTGATTGTTTCTGCACTTCCAATTCGTATATTCTCATTTTTTTACGAATTGTCAGATCATCAAATGTTGCACTGATGTTGCCGGTCAATTTGTTTTGAATGATACCCCAGCCATTTCCGGCAAAACCACTGGAAAAAGTGACAGAACCTATGTCGTTGACAAAATAGGCATTACCATAGTGCTTAACTCCATTATCTAAAGCCAACCAATAGATTGAATCATCAAAGAATAGCTCGTTGGGGAGGAGGCGGGTTTTAGAATCTGCTATTCCAATTGATTTTTTCCCTTCAATCGGTTTGTCAAAAACAAAAAAATCAGCATCTGTAGAAAACATTAAGCTGGATGATTTTCGATTTAATGGGGCATATAAACTTAACGATTCTACATAGCCAAATGATGATTTTATTATTTCAGAGATTTGTACTGTATCGTCATCAGCTACTTTATTATATTTAAATGGAGCTTCAACAAATACGCTATCACCATCACTGTAAAATCCTGGTCCATCTTCTGATTTTAATCTAATATAACGTCTGAATATAACACCAGAATCTTCAGACGATTTTTTATATGTTTCAATCAATATATTCCCTAAATTGTGCCCTGCCTTAAATGATTCTGGAAAATATGCAGAACCAAATTTTGAAATCATTTCATATTCACCATCATCATCATAAATACTGGTTTGCAGGTTAATTTGTTTGGTATTATCGTCTCCCCAATTTAATATTTTGTTAGATGCAGAAAATGAGATAACATTGTTATTCTTGACATGAATAATGTAATTATCATCAAATTTTATGCCTCCTGTTACAATATTTAAATCCCCTGTTAATTGAGCTAACCGTTTGGCCGAAATAGCCAATACACTTGTATTATCAAATCCCAAATCTACACCATACAAAGCGGTAATGCCGGATTGGAATGTGCTTGTACCTTTTACAGACAAGTTTCCGGCAACCGTTCCATCTTTCATGGTCCAGCTTACATCTTCTTTATTTGAATTCCCAGAATGATAAAACTCGTTTCCTTGATAGCTAATGCCATCCTTGGATATTTCTAAATCTCCAAGTCTAATATATCCACTACAAATAACATCGCCGTTTAATGCGATTATATCATTATCATAACTTATAACATTACAACCGTTAATGTATAATCCATGTGTGGGGAGATGCAATTCACCGTTAATAGAAACTATATTTTTTCGCTCTTGTGGATTACTTTCGGACGTTTGGTAAACATCCAATATTTTTATTCCATTGTCTCCGGCTGTAAAACCATACAATGCCTTTAATAAACCGGCCATAGAGTCACCATTTATGGAAACAAACCCACCGGTGCCACTTCCGCCGCCTTCTTCACTGCTTAAACTACTTATAATAGTATTTGCTAATAGATATGCAGAGTTCTTTCTGGTTATATTTTCATATTCATGTATTTCAAGATTGATTTTTTCTTCATTCACGACATAACCATCCACATAATCCGAACCTGTAAAATCTGGAAGTGTTTCGTGTGAAGCTTGTTCCATCCCTGTTAAGAGCCGGTTGTACATTGTTTCCAATGCACTACCTTTCTTAATTTGTGATATACCTTCATTTAACTTTGCCATTATTCTGCCACTTTTACGGTTTTTGATAAAAATCCTGATATAGATGCTTTATAGGAGTTAACTTTTGCTTGAAGGGATACAAACTTTGCCAAATTAGCTGGAGGTTGAGGTCCCATCATAGTTGGGGTCATCATTTGAGATAATGCTCCTAGCCAGTCAACCAATAAAGTTGCTAATTGATTTCCAAGTACTGCTGGTTCATTGGCACTACCGCTACCCAAATACACTCCATCTTCTTTGATTATAATTTCTTTTGCATTATATTTTGCCAAAATTTGTTGGGCATCAAGAAGTATT